CGGCGGTACAGCGGACGGTGGGAAGCCCCGCCCAGCTCAAGGAATGGGCGCTGATGGACGCAGAAACGGTGCAGTCCGTGGTTGCATCGAATTTCCAGAGATCCTTCCAAGTGTGCCAGAAGCGGGAGGACGATTACCAGAAGCTCCCCGGAGCGGTAAAGAGCTTTATCGCTGAGCTGGCCGGGAAGATGGACTTTGAAATGCTACCGGAAGGCGGTGGAGTATGAAAAACGAAGTAGACAGGGAAAAGGAACGCCCCGGCCAGTACATCGATTCCGAGAGCCCATTTTGCAGAAACTGCACGCGGGACGATTGCCCCACCAACGGGGACGGCTGCAAGGCATGGGAAACGTATTTCATCGATAACTGGAATAAAAACATCATGAAACTATGGAAAAGCCACAAAAAACAACGCCAATTTTTTCGGTATGAACACCCGGATTTGGTGAGAGAGGGGATTGTTATCGAGAATGAATGACTTGGAGCAGATGGCAATCGATCGCCTGAAAGCCGCCTCTGATATGTCGCTCATGGCGTATCAGCAGCCTTTGGTTATCTGCATTTCCGGCGGCAAAGATTCCGGGGTTATCACCGAGCTTGCGGTACGCTCCGGCATCCCCTGCGAGTTCCAGCACAACCACACCACGGCCGATGCCCCAGAAACGGTGCGATTCGTGCGAAGCGAGTTCAAACGACTTGAGGAAAAGGGCTACAAATGCACCGTGAATATGCCCATGTACAAGGGGCAGCGCACCTCCATGTGGAGCTTGATCCCTCAAAAGCTGATGCCGCCTACCCGGCTTGTGCGGTACTGCTGTTCCGTCCTGAAAGAAACAGGGGGGGCAGGGCGGTTTATCTGCACCGGAGTTCGCTGGGCTGAATCTGCATCCAGGAAAAACTACCGTGGAATCTACGAAAAACTGGGCGCAACCAAGGATAAAAAAATCATTCTTACCAACGACAATGACGAAAAGCGGATGCTTTTTGAAAACTGCCGCTTGAAAGCAAAGCGAGTTGTGAACCCCATTATCGACTGGGTGGACAAGGACGTGTACGGCTTCCTGGGAGATGCCAAATGCCCTATGAATCCGCTTTATGCCGAGGGTCGATGCCGGGTTGGGTGTATCGGCTGCCCGCTTGCTGGGAAAAAACAACGTGAAGCAGATTTTGTAAGATGGCCGAAGTACAAGCAACTCTACCTGAACGCCTTTGAACGGATGTTGGAGGAACGCAAACGGCGGGGCAAGGAATCTAGCTGGGCAACCGCAGAAGATGTGTTCCGCTGGTGGATGGAGTACGATGCGCTACCGGGGCAGACAAGTATGGAGGATTTTCAATGAGCAAGGCGAAAATGTACGGCTGTTTCAAGCCGGTGAAGCGGAATTGCACCCCGCCAAGGTGGGGGAAAGTCCCTCGGGGGAATAAAGGGAAACAGAAAGGAAATGGGAAATGAGCAACGTTGTAGAACAGCTTACGCCAAACCCAGTAAGCCATGAGCATGGAGAAAATGGGTGCTGCAAAAACCCGAGGGCGTGGGAAATGGAAATGATGCACCAGGTATGTGCCGCCGGCCTCCACGATGCGGCCAATTGCTTTCAGAATGCGCTTGAAGCAAAGTGGGAGCTTGAATCTCAGCGAAAAGTGAAGCCGAAAACCAACGGTGACAGAATCCGGGCTATGACGGACGAGGAATTAGCAAAAATCCTTAACGGCGGATGCCCTCAGGGAGGAGCAAAGTGCAACGGGCACTGCGGGCTCTGCTGGCTCGACTGGCTTCGATCCCCTGTGGAGGAAAGCCCCTCCGGGGAATAAAGAAAAACAGAAAGGAAATGGGAAATGAGTGGAGGCAAAATGCCTAAGAGAAAATGCACCGGGGCGAATTGCCCAATGCAAGTCGGGTGCGTTGTTCCGGAAACTTGCCCAGAGCCGGAGAAATGCCGGTATGCCACGTTCCCTCAGACCAACGCCGACCGCATCCGGAACATGACGGATGAGGAGATGGCTGACTTTGTGGCAACGTATGTGCACTGTGAAGACTGCTGGCTAGTGGATAACTGCGTGAACTGTGGGGACATGACCTGCTACGATAATATTTTAAGCTTTCTCCACTCCCCGGTGGAGGAGACGGAATGAAAGTTCTGATAGCCTGCGAGGAATCGCAAACCGTGTGCAAGACCGTCCCCGGGATTGCAAAAGCTATGGCGGAACAGTGGGGATAGACCATTTTCGCGAGGTCACGGAAATGGTTTAACCGCCTCGAAATCGACACTGTTAGGAGAGACCAATGACAAGAAAACGTTTTGTAAAACTGCTGATGTCGAAAGGCGTTAAGCGGAACAATGCAAACAGGATTGCGCAAGAGTTCCGGAAAGGGTCTTTGCCCTATGAATTTGCATGGATAGCTTTGGAGTGGAGATTTTTGGGAGAATGAAAACAAGCGATAAGCCCGGGGCATCCCGGGCGGGAAGGAGATAACAATGGCATTTATAGAATTGCACTATAACGATGCTCCGTATCTGCTGAATTTGGACATGATTATAAGCATAGTGCCAGGAGAAAACAAAAAGACAGAGCTTTTTCAGCAAAATAGTGACGAGCGTTTTATATGTGATGAAACATATAAAGAAGTCGTGGAAAAGTTAGGAATAAAAGCATAGCTTGACTTGCGCGGAGGGAGAACTATGGACGAAATCAAATTGAAGCCCTGCCCGTTTTGCGGGGGAACGGCCGGAGCTATAGGGGACGGTGCATTTGACGAAGATAATTGTTTTTGGGTCAGATGTTGGGAATGCGGCGCAGAAACTTCCGCTTATGAATCTGTGGAAGAAGCTAAAGAGGCATGGAACCGGAGGGCTGAGCATGAGTAAAGCGGTACTTATCAGCATCCGCCCGGAGTGGGTGGAGAAGATTGCCAACGGTGAAAAGACACTGGAATTGAGAAAAACAGAGCCGAAGCTGGAAACGCCGTTTAAGGTTTACATTTATTGCACTGCCGGAAACCTGAGTTATGAAGTTAGTAACGGAATGTTTTGCAACATTAGCGGCGGGAGAGTGGTTGTCGGAGAGTTTGTGTGTGACAAAATCGGAATCATTTGGGGTGGTGGGTATCTGAAAATGCCGGAAAGTGCTTTTGCCGGAAGCTGCTTAAATATGTACCAGATAGACACATATCTGGACGGCAAAGACGGGCATTTCTGGCACATTTCCAACCTAAAAATCTACGATAGCCCGAAACAGCTGAGCGAATTTACAGGGCTGCGGACGAAAAGGGATAGCATGGAACTGTACATGCTAGAACGCCCGCCCCAGAGTTGGTGCTATGTGGAGGAATTGCAATGAGCGATTACATCAGCCGGGAAGCGGCGATTGCCGTAGCCGAAGATGCGCAGAAGAAGCTGTGCCCACTTGGCTTGTGGGGCAGAAGATTCGCGTTTGATAAGGAACAATATGATTTATGGCAGGAACTCATAGAAAAATTGGAGGCTATCCCCGCCGCCGATGTGGAGCCGGTGCGGAACGGGCGGTGGGAAGAGTGCGACTGGGTTGACGTGGACGAGCATGGGTTCGGTACAAGAAGAACCTTTAAGGCAGGATTGCGGTGTAGCCAGTGCGCTTGTGTTTTCAAAAAGGAGCTGCTTTGGAAACGAAACTATTGCCCCAACTGCGGCAGCAAAATGGATTTGGAGGATGACAATGGCACATGATTTTTTGGGAAATGAATTAAGCGTTGGAGATGATGTTGTATTTCTGAATTACAACGGAACTTCTGCCAGCTTAGAGCGTGGAAAAATTACAAGAGTATCAGAGCATACAGCAGAAATCAGCGGCAAACGTAGAGCGGAATACAAGATTGTCAAGGTTAATCCTGTGAAACCCACGATGGGTAACACATGGATTTCGTGCAGTGAGAGGCCGCCGGAAGAACTTGAACCTGTAAATGTGGTGTGGGTAAATCACAACCCAATGCCGTACTACCGGTACATGAAGGACGTTCCGCAAAAAGCGACTGCTGTCTATTACAGGGAGGCTTGGTATTGGTGGTCGTGTGTTTGCGAAGATTTGCTTGTAGAGTGCGGCGCGAACGAAACGGATCAGGTGGATGACGATATTGAAATCACCCACTGGCAGCCGCTTCCTGAACCGCCGAAGGAGGAAAACGATGAAACGATTGACGGTTGAACACTGGCAAAATCTTGATCCGTGGGAATGCTGCGGGCAGGATAACTATTGCATACGCCCCAGCAATAAGCCGGGTGGGTGCCGAAATGGCTGCATCGTGCAGAAACTCTATACTCGCCTTGCACAATATGAGGATACGGGGCTTTCGCCGGAGGAAGTAAAAACGGAGCGATGGATTCCGCGCAGTGAGAAATTACCTGATGCCTTCGCATCCGTTCTGGTTGAAATGCCCGGTGAAGAGCCATTCCCGATAGTGCGAGAAGGCTACATATCCGATGATGGAACGTGGGTAGCAGGGAACTTTAAGCGAGAGCCGGGAGAAATTACGCGCTGGAGGCCAATGCCTGCGCCACCGAAGGGAGGCGATGGAGAGTGACAGACTGTTTCAACTCCAGTTGCCCTTTCCGGGATAATTGGAGCAGCAACCCCTACAAGTGCGAGTGCGTGGCTTGCCCCAACAGGGTTACAAAATCACATATTATCATGAGCAACCGAACGCTGGTGCAAGAAGAAATTAAATATCTTACGAAAAATGGAGGTATTGGAAATGAGTGAAAGGCAAGAACACCGCCAGCGCCTTAATGCTAGAATTGCTTACGCCGCCGCTATTGAGCGGTGGGCGAAGAATCAGCCGTCACGCATTCGGTTCTTTGCCGTCAGACGCTGGCTGAAAGAGATGCCGAGGAAGGAGAATTTTTATGAGGCTGATTGATGCTGATTTACTTACAACTGAGATTATAAAAATTTCTGGCGTTATACCTAATTTTAATGAGGATGTGGCGCTTTGCTCGGTCGATAGCATGCCCACCGTGCGAGCTGTATCACTCGCAGAGTTTACGTGTGTGCAGAAGCAGCTGATTTCGCGCAACGCCCAACTGCTGGACGCGAAAGAAAAAATGAAATCCATGGTGCCGGTTGTCAGGTGCCGGGACTGCATTACATTTGAGGAAATAGGCAAGCACCCCACCAACAATGGAGGAACACCATTTGGGTATTGCTATCATTGGCAATATGAGCAGGGCATGTCCCCAAATGAGGTAGACGGCAATGATTTTTGCAGTTATGGGGAGCGAAAGGTGGATGAAAATGGAAGAACTTAACGGCTACACCCCACCTGCCAGCTTGAATTTAAGCGACTTCCAGGATGCTATCGGAGATGCCGTAGTACAGGCGATTATAAAAATTGGTATCCGGGTGAATCGGGAAGAACTTCTGAAAGCTCTGAAATATGACAGAGACAGGAAAAATAAGGAATTGGAGGTACATGAATAATGGCAGAACAGAATTTCAAATTTGATGATGCGTTACTTATGAAGACTGCACGCGAGATGCTTGCAAAAAAATTGACCGAAACAGTGAAAGAGGTCGCCAAGTCGGGGGAATGGGAGATAACCACCATCGAGCAGGAAGAATCTGACCCGGAAAAGATTCTCCGGAGGATGTTTGCAAAATACGCCTACGGCAACGTTCCGGAGTGGTTCGCTTCTGCGGTATCTGCGACGTCCTATGTGCTGTCTGTGGACAAGGGAAAGGGGATTGAGTGTATTTCCGTCTTGCACACGGCAACGGAACGGGCACCGGCTGAAATTCGGATGACGGCGCAGACAAAGTTGCTTATGATATGCCAAGAAACCGGGATGCTCGACGGGGCTGTGAGATTTCCTGTTCTCTAGGGGAGCAACATGGAGTACAAGGATAGCAGGAAGCATTGCGTTGGGTGTTGGTATTTCTTCGGATATTATGAAGGCAGCCGGTGCTGCAATTACATATTCGTCCACGGGGAAAAGCGGCCTTGCCCGCCTGGGAAGGATTGCACCGAAAGGAGGGCGAAAACGAAAAACAGGAGACGGAATTTAATATTATAGCTTTATCTCTGTATAGTATATATTAAATATAATCTTATATCTTGTGTGTATTGTGTATATCTATACAGAGATTTAATAAAATACACAAGGAGGAACGGAATGAACTGGAAGTATGAGGCCATTGAAAAGCTAAAGGAGTACAGTGCAAAGAGGCAGGCCCTGAACAGTATTCCCGAAGAAATGGCGCGGCTGGAATCCGCTATGCAGAGTATCCGAAGCGCCACGGCTGACGGTACGCCGGTAAGCGGCGGTGGCTCCGGCCGGGAAGATGCGATGCTATCGAATATCGTTCACCGTGAGGAACTGGCGCGGTCGCTGGAACAGGCGAGGAAATGGGTGTCGCTTGTGGATTCCGGGCTTGAATCGCTTAGCGCCGATGAAAAGAAGATACTGAGCAGATTCTACATAAGCCCGGCTAGAGGCAACGTCGATGCCCTGTGTGAAGAACTTGGAGTGGAAAAAGCTCAGGTTTACCGCCGCCGGGATTCAGCACTACGACATTTCACGCTATGCCTGTATGGGCAGACTGAAAGCTGAAAAATGAGAAAAAAATGAGACGATTTTTCAGTTTGAATGTGCTATACTGGTAAAAAAGAAAAAGCGCAAGAGGCTTGGGATTGTTCCTGAGCCTCTTTTTGCATGGCGCGGTAGATAACGAGTTGGGCGCTCTCTCCCCAACAGAAGGCCGTTTGAATCGGCCTCGCGCCATATATATCGCCGATGGCCTCCCTATCGGCGCAGCGGGCGCTTTTCGGTGAAGTATGCCCCAAATGCCCACGGGTGGGAAACCGAGTTCAAAAAACATTTTAATCAACAGGAAGGATTGATAGTAATGTTTGTAGAAATCGCAAAGGTCGGGAAGCAAGAGCGCCCTACAGTAACAAGCCTTGATGTGGCGGAGACGTTCGGGAAACTGCATCAGCACGTTCTCAGAGACATTCGCGAACTTGGATGCAGTGAGGAATTTCGGCTGTCCAATTTTGGACAGTCGAGCTATGAG